TGATGGAGTACCGCTACCCCACTCCAAAATAATTTCTTGAGTTGGTACGGTTATAAAATAACCACGAATAAAATATACTCCTTCATTTACAGTTAATGCAGATCCTATTACATTAGGAACTCCAGTAATAGCAGAGCAAAAAGATTGCCCAGCATTTATCTGCGTTAATTGTGAAAACCCAGGAGATATTGTAAATTCAGTAAGTAAATTTTCTCCACCCAGAAATCCATTAGCATTAGATTTAAATGTGCAATATAAAATCGTGAATGGATTGTTTTCTTCGTTTGCTTTTAATATATAAACAACTCTTGCTCTAGCGCCAGATGTTTCTCCTACAATATCCGAATATAGGAGATTATCAATATAACTATCTACCAATAACCCGTTGAAAGCGGAGTTAATTTGAACACCGACTAACTGATTATTATAATTTATACCTCCAGGAATTACTAACGATCCTTCTTTGAAGATATGATTTCCAAATGTTTCAATTTGATTTTGAAGTATTGACTGCAGAGAAGTTAGTTCTCTTGCCTGAACTGGTTGTCCAGGTTTAAAAAGAACCTTATAAAAGTTCTTATTCGCATCAAAATCATCAAAATAAGGAGATACGTTAAGATTAGTTTCTTGAGGCATAATTTTTTAGAATTGCAAAATAACTTTTATATCTTCTTTTTGGTTTTGAGACCTGGTTATTGAAGGTCTGTTATCCACGTAAATAATGTTTCCAGAATACTTTTTGACTTCTGGATTAGACACTCCACTTACGAAGGATTGTCCCAGATAATAATTTCTATTATTTATGGTAGTAGTAACACCAGTGAATGACGTATCAATACCAAGATTTGATGATCCACCAACAATCGTTACACTACCACCAGTGGATGGGGTAGCAGTAAATCGATTTAGATTAAATCCATACTGAGGTGAATTATTTTGAGTTCCATCTGTGTTAAATCCTACAAATGTTCTATCCTGCCAGTATTTAAGAATGCCAGTATTTTGGTTGTAGGATATAACTCTTCCGACAGCAGTAATTCCTGTGCCGATAGTTTGGAAAATTCTAGAGTCTGCAACAAATGTAGTAGTGCTATAAGCAACTCCAATTAATTTTAAAGCATAAACAGAACTTGCTTTTTCTAAATCAAGAATTGTGGTTGAATTAAATGCTTCTGGATTTTCAACGAGACCAATTCTTGCAATCTGATTTCCAGTTATAAAATCTGGATTTTGATCATCATTTTCAATTCTTGAATAAACTAAAACATTAAATGCGCCAAGTTCTCTATAAATATCTGCTCCATGACCACCTTTAGGTGGAATAATTACATTGAATAATGGTCTAGTAGTTCCCGTAGGCACTCCTCCAGTTTCTAAATCAACAGAACCATAAGTGTAACCGGAACCACCATTGGAAATGGTAATAGATTCTACTTTAGATTCACTATTAACTACGATGGTTGCTTCTGCACCACTCCCATCTCCCCTAATAGGAACTCTGCTATAAGTTCTGTTTGCAGTTCCTACTCCAACTCCACGGTTAGTGACTGTGATGACTTTTAATTGACCACTAGTTGCTGCGTTATTTCTTACCGCAGAATCTTTGTCGTTTGTTTCCCAATCAATGGGAACCGGCATGTAGTCGGTAGAGTCAAATTTTACAATCTCGCTAGGTTTAATTGTATAGAGATATTTCCAAATATACCCATCACCACTATTACCTGCAGTTCTTGGTTCTAAATCAGTAAAAGTTGGTTCGTCAAGTGAAGGTTTTCCATTTGGTGTTTCTGGACTAACTCCATTGTTTAGGCAGATATAAACACGATAATCACTATTTAAAACGTAATAATTAGCATAATAAAGGCTCGTTACCCCAGATGGTTTTGAAGTATTATCGCGACTTATATCATGTCTATACATATCATAAGTGGTCCCAGATGACCAGGTAATTTTCCTGACCATCTGTCTTACATCATCAGACTTTATCTTTTTCAATGCAATCATAGTATCCCAGTAACCATTCTCTTCGTCAAAGTTATCCTTTGGCGCAATAGGTGTAGTGTCCCATGTACTACTATAGTCTGTAGGATTGGGAAGACCAATAAAGGAATAATAAGAGTTACTGGTAGTAATTATTCCAGAAACAAAAGATTTAGCATTCAGTATTCTTAATTGATCAGTTATAATTGCGGACATTTTATGAGTTTTTTATCTATTTATTAGTTGTAATTTGAATACTTTAATTTATTCAATCTTCTAACAACAGGTGATGTTGAAATTCCAGTTACTCCATTGTTGTATATTTCAAAATTACTTGGATTTTCTCTAGTTAGATCTGATAATCTTCCCCATGAGTAATTTCCAAAGTATCTACTATATCCAATTCCACTTAAACCATTATAATTCTGGACACTAACAGTTACCTTAGTTACATATGTAATTCCAATTCCAGGTACTGCGGTCTGTGCAATAGAAACTGCCACCGCTTGGTAGATATTATCCAAATAAGTCGAACCAACACCAACGATAGTATTACCTTGGCGAAGTGAATTCACTTTATTTCCAATATTGGAATTATCTACAATAAAGTAATATCCTGTTTGAATACCACTAATGCCCGTTGTGGCACTACCAACTTGATTAATATTCAAGTCTCTTAAGTAAGAATCTAGAGGAATAAACAAGTCAAACACAATGCCAGTGGAAGCAACTCCAGAAGTAACTGTAGAAATTCCTGTTATGATTCCAAAATCACCGCTGTAATCAACATCTCTAATTTGTTCATATTTTATGATCGGAGATTCTATTAAAATCTGTGGTGGGTTAGATGAAGTATATCCATAACCAGCATAAGAAACAGAAATACTTGTAACAACTCCAGCAGTAATTGATGCTGTCGCGGTTGCAGATGTAGTTCCAATTCCAACGGGAGAAGAAATGGTAACTGTTGGTGTAGTTGTATATCCACTACCACCGTTGGTAATGCTGATAGAAGTAATACTTCCACCCACAGATACGACAGCAGTCGCTGCTGCACCAACCACCTCATCTTGGGAGAAGATTATAACATTTTTCTGTGGTTTTTCTGTGGTACCATTCTGAACATATTCATCAGCACTATCAAAGAAAGTTTTAACACTTTCTACAAATATTTCAGTAGATGATGTTGTAACATTTTGAATGATGTTAGTCACTGGGTAAATGTAAGGTTCATATTGAACTCTATCCTTAGTTACATTGACCTCATCAATAATCATATCAGTCATTTGTTTGCACCAAGCGACTGGTCTCAGTAGATTAGAATCATCCGAAATACCAGTTCCCGAATAAACATTAGTTCTTACAACATCGGAGGATACAATCTCATTTACGCTTCTCTTTGACTGTTGATATCTAGAATCATCAGAATTTATTTGGAGAGTATCCCCAGGTTTAACTGTTTCTAAGATATCAACGAAAACAGTATCAATTTCGCCAGTTCCTTTATAGAAAATCAATTTGGAAGTATCTCCTTCAACAGGAGGTTCTGTAAATGTAATTGTACTTCCACCCTTGAAGGTGTATCCCTCTCCAGGAACTTGTAGTACATCATTTATGAACACTAGAAGTGTGGATTCAATATCAATATTAGAACCAACTCTAGTTCTAATAGTTGTTTGATTTCCATTAAGTGAGATTGGGAAATTTACTCTCTTACCATCAAACAAGGAATCTAAAGAATCCAGCAATTGCAAATCACCAATTGTCCATCCGGAGAAACTATCATTATATGTCCGTTCAATAATAATTGAAAACTCATTGAAAGATAGATTGGGATTTGTTGGAACTCCTACATTTCCACTAATAGGAATAGTTAATATTTGCTGTTGTCCATAACCATACCCAAAATTCTTAATCTCAAAATTAATTACACTTGACCCCTGACCAACTACAATATCAACCAGAGCACCTGTACCTAAACCTGCGGATGATGAAGAACTATAAATTAAAGGAATATTGTTGTATGGAAGTGGAGAATCGAAGAATACATATGGTGGATTTGTTGAAGTATATCCTAGTCCTGGATTTGTAATTGCAACACTTACTATACGACCTCCACTAATAGTAGCAGTTCCAATGAATTGAATATTAGGACTATAGAGACTAGAAGTGCCAACACCAACATTCACTGTTTGATAACCACTTCTATATCCAGAACCACTATTTCCAATGCTAATTGATTGAATTGTGCCAGCAATCGATACTATTGCTGTTCCTCCCGCAGAAACTAAAGGTTGATATCCAAATCCGTTAGTAGAACCAACAGAAACAATAATGCCCCCTCTAGGAATATTGGTGTTATTAATATCTGATCCAACAGAAGCGCCTGAACCAACAAAAGAAATGGTGCTAATGCCAGCAGATTCTATTAACTCATAACCACCCTCACTTACTGCTCCAGTTGTAGATGGAATTTGGAATATGCCATTAATCAAAACAATAGAGTTGCTTGATGAGATACCGGAAATATTATTATTATTTGAAGTTAATCTAAAGTCAGAATCAATACCATTAAATTTACTAGAAATATCGTTGAGGATATAGTTTTTACTATATGCCTCTTGGGTAGAGTTTTCTATACCTGACCGTAAGAAAACTCTCCCACTAAATCTAGATCCTGTACTTATTCCCAAGTAATCTGTTTCATCAAACTTATTTGGATTTTCTAAAGGAATTACTCCATAAGGAGCCTCAATAAAGTGAACGGTATTATCAATTACATTAAAATCACCTTCCAACTTACTTACTAGTGCTCCTGCTGTGTGTATTGCTGAGGTTGACCCCATCCAAGGGCGCAATACGGTCACTGCGTTGGTGCTACCAATACCAACGCTAGTAATTTTCATTATCTCTTGATTGATTTTGATCAGGTCTCCACCATAGAACGACGTAATTCCAGCAAAAGTTAACAAGTTCTCAAATATTTCTATACTATTAACAAGTGTAGATGTTATTGCAGTAGATACAATAGGTGATTGAATTGCATTATCAATTGCCAATATCAATTTGGAATTTTGATTTTTCGCAGAAAAATGGTGGGTAGTTCCACTTCCAACGGAGGTTAAGTTTAGGACATTTGGTGTAGGCAATAATGCATCAGATGCAGAAGCACTTACCTGAACATCTATATCACTAACCTTTACAATATAAAGACTCGTTGGCAATTTATCAGTAGTTCCTATTCCTGCAATAGTTGTGGTTTGAATTCCAATCGGTCCTCCATTGTAAGAATATATAACCTCTTCTCCAGTAACAAAGTAATTTTCGGGAATACGAATTACATTTCTGTCTGTATCCACAATATTTGAACTTGATCCATCAAACATTCGTTTGAAAATTGGTCTAGAGTTGTGGTTAAGTTGAAATTCGCGTTTGATGTCCAGAGATGAACCTTCATATAATCCATAGGATGAGTTTAATGATGAATTGGTGAAATCAATTGTACCCGAAGTTTCATCCAATCCGATGTGAAGTGTAAAAATTCTTACTTCACAATCAATGTTTGGATTTGGTTTAAACAATAAGTTTGCAGTATTTCCAACAGTATTTGCAACAAATTCTCCAAGAGAGGCAAAAGACTCACCAGTGTTCACCAATCCATATTCCGTCGCATAACTTTCTGTTATGGCATTCGTTACAACTAGTTCGGATATTTGAGAAGTTCCGTTAGTAAGATCTTCGACAACTGCAATATGATATGCGGAATTACTTACTAGATCATACTGAGATACAAGGTTATTGACTGGAGAAGAAGTGGAACCAATTGAAGTATAAGTAGATTCTATAAAAGTTCCACCAACAGTACCAGATCCAATACCAGTATATGAGGTATTTGCGATAGAAACGATAACTGAATTTATGTTATAATCAACAGAAGATGGATTATTGAGAATTAGATCTAGATTTAATTTGGAACCACTTATATAAGCATGATATGTTCCAATTCCATCTGAAGAATAAGAACTAAAGTTTCCGTTGGTCAATTGCCCATAATCAACAAAATAAACCTCATTATTGTCATGAATCAAAGTAAATTCATTAAATTCGAAGTATGATTTATCAGTAGCACCTATTTGAACCAGTACTTTTGACGCCCTATGAGTAGAAGCGATACCAACAATAGTAGTAGAAATTCCACCAACTAAAATATCAGAAGTTTCCGATCTTATAGTTGCAGTATTTCCCAGATGTAAAGTACCTATCCCAGATACAGTGTC